CTCAACTCGCCCGTGTTCAAGCTCACGTCCGCTCAGGCTGTGCGGCGCTTTGCATTCATTGGTTGTGCGACGGCGACGACACCGAGTCAGATAGCTGTCTATGTGAATAACGCCAATGGCGTCACCGTGGATAAGTGCTTCTTTGCGCTGTTCTACACGGCGATCTACCTCGATGGCAGCTCCTCGTTCACGACCCTCGAGGGCAACGCCTTCATGGGCCACACCTACGGGCTCGACATCGAGGTCTTCTCGAACACCGCCGCTGGTGTCGGCCTCAACACGCTCAACAATTACTTCGCGTCCGCCGCGGCTACCGCGATTGGCTCGGTGAGGATGCGTGGGCTGGGCGCGTGGATAAGCACCAATGACACCTGGACGGCAGGGATCGTCGGAAGCGGCCCCGTCGTGGACCTCGACTATCCCGCCGCGCTGGCCGGGAACACGCAGATCACGGGATCGACGATCGAGTCCGGGGGTAATCAGCCGGCCCTTCGAATTGGGGGGACGGCTCTCCTGCCCTGGTATCGAGTGCAGTTGGCCAACTGCAACGTCAATGGCGGCGTTGGAGCGGCGATCGTGTCCTCTTACAGCACCCTTCTGATGGTGAGCAACACAACCCTGGGGGGTGACACTCCTGGGCTCTCGGGTATCGTGCAGTTTCCTGACGGGAGCGCCAACCTTCGCGCCACGTTCAGCACCATCAGCTTCGATGGGTCGTCTACGGATAACTGTTTCAAGGCCGGGGCCGTCACTGAACTGAGCCTCTCCATCTTCTCCCCGCAGTGGAATGGGTCGGGGCAGTTCCTCAACTGTGTCGCCGCAGCCGCCGCCAACATCAAAAAGCTCGATGTGATTGGTGGAAACCTTGGCACGTCACCGACCCCATACGGCCTCCCCACGGGGGCCATCCCTGGCGTCCTGACGTATCCCGACCACATACTCATCGACAACCTCTACGAAGCGGCGAAGCAGTATCGTTCAGCCGCGCCCGTGAATGAGCTTGTCCTCACCTCTGCTGATACAGGCGTATCCCCGTCCCTCGCCGCTGTTGGAACTGACCCCAACATCGACCTCGTTCTCATCCCGAAGGGGTCTGGTCGGGTGGTCATGGCGACAGCGGCGCACATCCACTCCTACCTCTTTGTGGGCCTCCCCGCGGGAAGCTTGGGGGACTTTGCAGTCCTCGAAGATGGCGCAGCGGGGCTGGCGTGGGGAGCTACGGTGAGCGGCGGTGGGACCACTCGCTACCTGATTTGGCACAACGGCACCACCTGGACGGTCGCCGGCAAGTAACAGGAACCAAATGACTGAAGACTCTTCCATCCCCCCCGAGCGCGCTCTCGGGCGGGTGGAGGGGAAGCTCGATCTCCTCCTCTCCCGCTTCGACAAGTTCGACGACCGTCACGCGGCCATTGAACTCCGTGTCACGGGCCTGGAGCGGCGCTTCATGGTCCTCACGATTGCCGGCGCAGCGTCCATTGCGGCCTACGTCGGCGACATCAAGACCTCCCTCCTCACCATCATCAAGGCTGTCTTCTAATGGCAGACACCCGCGACATCCTGGCCGATATCCTCGACGAGTCGGCCAGACTCCTCCTCAACCGCATCAAGGCCGGGGAAGCTACGGCCGCCGATCTGAACGTCGCGCGGCAGCTCCTCAAGGACAACGGCATCAACGCCATCCCCACCAAGGACAATGGCCTCGGCCAGCTCGCGCGGCAGCTCCCCTTCCAGTCGAGCACTGAGATCGCCGACGACACGGAGAACTATCATTGACCACCATCACGAACACCGCCGGGGCTCTCGTGCGGACGAAGGGCGGTTCCGCCGACACGGCCGTCAGTGAGGTCGCTTCGGCTGCGGTCCTCCCGAACCCTCTCGAAACGAAGTCGACCGTGACGCTGGCCGATCAACCGTCCCGCACGAAGGTCGCGACAATCACTGAGACGCGCTCCGCCGGGGGCAACACCGTCTACGGGAACCTGGACGACATCAACGGTGTCCTCCCGGCCTTCACCACGTCCCTGACGAGAACCAACCACTGATGGCTGAACTGCTCTTTCGAAACCTCCTACGGAACCCGTCGTTCGCGATCAACCAGCGCGGCGTCAGCGGCTCCGTCGTCCTCACCGCGAACAGCTACGGGCATGATGGTGTCAAGGCGGGTGCCGCCGGGGCAACCTACACCTTCGCGACAATCGGCCTCGATACGATCCTAACGATCACCGCGGGGTCCTTGATCCTGCCGATCGAGAGCACCATGATCGAAGGCGGGTCCTACGCCCTCTGCCATGAAGGAACCGCCCTAGCGCGCATCTGGCAGGGAACGGGCTCCACCGGCTCCGGCGTCTATCAGCGCGCCGACCACTCAGCCCCCCTCGGTATTGTCGGTCTCACGGTGAACACCCAGACCAACGTCGAGTTCGGCATGGGAACCGTTCTGCGGCCCCAGTTCGAGCAGGGCTCATATGCGACGCAGTTCGTGCGCCGCGCGCGCGGCGTGGAGCTGGTCCTGTGTCAGCACTACTTCCAAATATACACGATCAACAACGGCGTCGTCTTTGGGATACCCAATTACTACGGGGTAGCGGGGTCCTACACTGTCAAGGACTTCTTGTTCAGCCCGATGTATGCGACGCCGACAGCGACGCTCCTAGGCGTGTGGCCGGCGACTAACATCGCCGGCGCCGGACTCGCCATAGGCTCAAACGCAGTCGGGTATTGGTTTGCCGCCCCGACGACTACGGGTGTGATGTCCTACACGAACCCGATCGGTGGCGGTTTCAAGCTCGAAGCGGACCTCTGATCCATGACCTACTCCCTCATCCTCAACCCCCTCACGGCCCTTCCCAACCCCAACGCTGTCCGTCGCGATAGCGATGGCGCGCTGATCCCGAACGACCCGCTCAATCGGGACTGGGTGGCCTATCAGGAGTGGGTCGCCGCGGGGAACCAACCGACCCCTGCACAGCCCTCAAACTGACCCTCAACGGCCCCTGAGCTAACCCCTCGGGGGCCTTTGCGCTGTCTCTGCGCTGCATGGCGACTGCTGCCCATGCGCAAGAAATATCGCATCCTCACCCCCTCGCAGGTCCACCTGAAGCGCCCTCACGGTGACTTCCTGGACCCCGACGTCGACTACTCCCACATCCCCGACATCACGGTCTACGAGCCGGAGCCCGAGACGGTCCACACGGGCCTCATCGACGCCAGTGGCAACGAGATCGTCTACGACACCGAGCCCATGGGCCGGATCGGCTTCGTCTTCCCCTGCATGGAGCAGGAGACCGATGACGAAGAGTAAGCTGCGAGGGTCGTCATCGATGACCCCGCCGGAGGTCGACCCGCTCAAGGCCGACTTCCGCAACTTCCTCTGGGTGGTCTGGCGACACCTGAACCTCCCAGAGCCGACCCCGCTTCAATACGACATCGCCTTCTTCCTCCAGCACGGCCCCAACAGGGCAGTCGTGGAGGCGTTGCGCGGCATCGGCAAGTCCTGGATCACGGTCGCCTTCGTGGCCTGGACGCTCTACTGCGACCCGCAGAAGCGCATCCTCGTGGTGTCCGCCTCGGGCGCCCATGCGACCGACTTCACGACCATGCTCCTGGGCCTGATCCTGGAGATGGACCTCCTGGCCCACCTGCGCCCCAGGGACGACCAGCGATCCTCGAAGGTGTCATTCGACGTTGGCCCGGCGCTGACCGCTAAGGAGCCCTCGGTGAAGTCCCTGGGCATCACCGGACAGCTCACCGGCTCTCGCGCGGACATCATCATCCCTGACGACATCGAGACGGCCACCAACTCGGACACCCAGGCGGCCCGTGACAAGCTCGCGAACACCATCAAGGAGTTCGACTCGATCCTGAAGCCAGGAGGACGCATCCTCTTTCTGGGAACCCCCCACATCGAGGACAGCCTCTACAACAAGCTCAAGGAGCGCGGCTACACGGTTCGTGTGTGGCCCGCTAGATACCCCACACCGGACAAGATGGTGAAGTATGGGGCCACCCTAGCCCCATTGATCGCCCGTCGATTGGAAGGTGATCCGTCCCTGGCGGGGAAGCCTACCGACACCCGCTTCGGGGAAGATGAACTCCAGGAGCGTGAACTCTCCATCGGCCGCTCGACGTTCGCCCTGCAATACATGCTGGACACGTCGCTGTCAGACGCAGAGAGGTTCCCCCTCCGACTGACCGACCTCTCGATCCTCCCCCTGGACCCCGTCAGAGCCCCTGTGAGCCTCGCCTGGGGCTCCTCAGCGAACCTGCGGCTCAACGACCTACCGTGTGTCGGCATCCCCCCAGACGCCTTCTACGGCCCGGCATTCGTGTCTCAGGGCGAGTATGTCGCCTACAACGGGACCGTGATGTATATCGACCCATCCGGTAAGGGCAAGGATGAGAC